CCCTAACAACCCTGACATATGGCGAAGTATCGTCTTCTCGTTGGCGATTGCCGGGAGATGCTGCGCACGCTCCCGGATGAATCGGTCCATTGCGTTGTCACCTCGCCGCCGTATTGGGGCCTCCGGGACTACGGTGTTCCCCAGACCGTGTGGGGCGGGGACCCTGACTGCGACCACGAGTGGGGCCAGCAGGAAAGGGGGAGGCGTAAAGACGTTCTCCCGAGCGAACAGTCGGCCGCGGGCAGACTCGGTACGCACGAGCGCGCCACCGGCCTCAACGACGGTGGTCGGTTCTGTGTGCGCTGCGGCGCCTGGCTCGGCCAGCTCGGGCTGGAGCCTTCGCCCGAGCTGTACGTCGAGCACATGGTCGAGATCTTCCGCGAGGTGCGGCGGGTTCTGCGCGGCGACGGGACGCTGTGGCTTAACCTCGGGGACACATACAACGCCTACAACGGGAACCGTGGGACCGAGAGCCGATATGCCGGGGACCGTCGCAAGATCGGGGAGCCAATGTTCCCGCAGGGGCACGGACTGATGGTGCCGACGCTCAAGCCCAAGGACCTGATCGGCCTCCCCTGGCGCGTCGCCTTCGCCCTCCAGGCGGATGGCTGGTATCTGCGCTCCGACATCATCTGGGCGAAACCCAATCCCATGCCCGAGAGCGTCACCGACCGGCCCACGAAGGCGCACGAATACGTGTTCCTGCTCTCGAAGTCGCCGCGCTACTACTACGACGCGGAGGCTGTGGCGGAAGAAGCGATCAACGCGGGCCGCGTTAGGAAAGCAACATGCGCCGAAGCCAAGACCGCTTCAATGGGTTGCCATGGCCGAACGCACACCGGTTTCGTCGAGAGAGATATCGAAATCGGAGACACCCGCAACGCCCGATCCGTCTGGACAATCGCGACCAGGCCGTACCCGGGCGCCCACTTCGCCACATTCCCGCCCGAACTCGCCGAGCGGTGCATCCTCGCCGGATGCCCCAAGGGCGGCACCGTGCTGGACCCCTTCGCGGGCTCCGGCACGACCGGCATGGTCGCCACCGGACACGGGCGCCACGCCGTCCTTATCGAACTCAATCCGCAGTACGCCGATCTCATTCGGGACCGGATCGGCCCCATGCTCGAGGAAACCGCCTACAAGGCACCCACGAGTACCCAGTAGCCGGACGCCGTAGTCCGAGGAGCCGACGATGGCGACCCGATACCTGAAGGTCAAGAATTTCGAGCGGTTCCAGCACTACAAAGACCGGAATCCGCCCTGGATCAAACTCTACAACGACCTCCTCGACGATTACGAGTTCGGGCGCTTGCAAGATGCTAGCAAGTGGCTTGCAATCGGTCTCTGGCTGCTAGCGAGCCGATACAACAACCGCATCCCTGCGGACCCGGAATGGATCGGCAGACGAATCAACGCGACCGAGCCAGTTGACCTCCAGCCGCTGCTAAATGCTGGATTCATAACGATGTACGAAGATGCTAGCGACATGCTAGCAGGCCGCAAGCAAGATGATGATCTAGAGACAGAGACAGAGAGAGAGACAGAGAGAGAGACAGAGAGAGAGATATCCTCCCCACCGCCGCCGCCGCCGCCACCGCGGGCGCGCGCGCACGTGGAGGAGGGCCACCATCCCGGCCCCGACGCTGCCGGGCAGCGGCAGCAGGCAGCGGACGGCGAAGGCGAGTCGCACGACCAGCCGGAGCCCGACCGGCAGGCGCTGATCCGCGAGATGCAGGCAGCCGTCGAGGAGCGCGCCCAAAAGATCCGCGGCGAGCGACGGCAGGCGCGGTTCGTCGCTCGCGCCAAGCCCATCATCGGCGGCGACGACTACACGGTCTGGCGGGACGGGCACGGCCGGGCCGCGCCGTGGCCGGACCGGCCGAGGCTGCTCCGCCTCGCNCTGGCCCGCACGGAGGGCGAGGACGACCCCGACCTGCGGGCCGCGCTGCGCTACGTCGTGCTCCAGCAGCTCGACCCGGTGGAGCCGCCGACCGCGGAGGAGCTGCGCGGCAACCGCCCGCCGCCCGGGAGCGAGGCCGCAGCGGTGCGCGACGAGCTGCCGCAACGGAACGGGACGCATCACACCAGCGACCTCGTCCGCGTCGGCGTCTGGATGGCGGGCGACGACCCGGCGGAGCGAGAGCAGGAGCGCCTGGACGCCCTCGTCCGCGAGTGGGAGCAGCAGAACCCCGCGGAGGCAGAGGCGCTACGCGAGAGAATCGCGCGGGAGGTGGCGAACGACCCGGCCTGGAAGGGCGTTGCCCGCGCCGCCCTGCCGGGCCTCGTCCGTAGCCGCTACCGGCTGGCCGTGCGTGACCTGCTCGAGCGGCAGGAGGTGGCCACATGACGGACGTTGTCCAGCGGCTCGCCCATGCCCCGGGCGAGCGCATTTACGACCGCCTGGCCCGCGAGGCGCGGCAGAACGCGGTGATCCCCCGCCACGTCCGGGCTGCCTACCGCTGGACGCCGCTCCGCGATGTGTTCCTGGACGCGCGCGGTCGGGTGTGGCACGCCGAGACGGACGCGCTGCGGCATACGCTGCCGCCGGAACCGGAGAAGCACGAGCGGATCCCGCCGCAGTTCTGGCACCCGCGCGCCAGAGCGCTGCGCTCGCGCGAGCAGCACGAGGAGCAGCACTGGGCGCAGATGCTCGAGCGAGCTGACATGGAGCTGGCGATACGGCATTCCCGCCGAGGAGGTGCCCAGTGATCCGGCTCACGTTGCCATGGGCGGTTCTCGCCACGGCGAACGACCGCGTCAACCGCGTCGGCGACCGCTTGCGGCTCACCCGGCGCTACCGCGCGGCGAAGGAGGCCGCCAGGGCTCTGGTCGCGGCACAGACCCGCAGCGAGCCGGTCCTGGACGGCCCCGTCGAGGTGCGGCTGCGGTTCTGGGTGCCAGACCAGCGACGCCGCGACCCCGACAATCTCCTCAAGCTGATCCACGACGCGCTAAGCGGGATCGTCTACCACGACGATTACCAGATCCGCCGGCAGGTCTGGGAGGTCGTGGGCGTTGACCGGGTCGATCCCCGCGTCGAGATCGAGGTCGCGCCGCTCCGGGCGGCCGACCGCGAGCGCCTCCCTGTCACAACGGAGCTGTGACAGGGCCGCCGAACGAAACCCCAACAGGAAGGTGAGACATGAGCAACGAGACTCGACTGGACGTTCCCGGCCTGCCGGAAGGCATCACGCCGCTCACCGGCGTGTTCACGACACACCATCCGGGCCGGCCGCATGCGATTGTCCTCTGGCAGGGTGCGCCCTGGCTGGTCTGGCAGCATCCAGACGGCCAATGGGTCACCGAAGCGAAGGTGCAGGTCGCAGCCCTCGTCGAGGAGGAGCGATGAGCGAGCGGCGGGAGTTGGTGGCCCGGGAGGTGTTCGCCCTCGACGCGGACTGGCGGCGAGAGTACTGGGACCAGTTCCGCAGGGAGTTCACGCGGCAGGCGCAGGCCTACTACGACACCGCAGACCGAATCCTGGATCTTCTACGCACCACGCGCGGCGAGGGGGAGGCGGGCGCCGACATTGAGGCGCATGGGCAGGAGGAGCCGGTTGCGTGGCTGGTCGAGCGCCGGGGCGTCGAGATGTTTGGGTGGCATCCCGTGTACGTGGATCTCGGCAGACAGCACGCCGAGAACATCGCCAAGGTGATGCGCGACGGTGAATGGGATGCGCGCATCGTGCCGCTTTACCGCGCCGCCCTCCGCTCCGAGGCGCCGGGGCAGGCGTGGCGCGCGTTCCTCGACGCGCTCGACGAGTTCGAGACGGCGGCGGCGAGCCTCTGGGCCGATCCCGAGGGGCCGACGGCCGCCGATATGGAGCGGCTAAGTCAGTCGCGGGAGCGCGTGATCGAATGCGCCAGAGCCCTCGCCGGCATCCGCTCCGAGGCGGACGCCGCCCGCACAATCGCAGGCGGTGGGCGTACAGGAGAGAGAAGCCGCAGGTGGACTTGTTCGAGGACGATGGAACGACCGGTCCACAACCATGACCCGGAACAAGGCCCCGGCCTCGCGTGCCGTGAATCGCTGATCGGCGACTGCATCCGGGCTGAATATGCCCACCTCACCCGCGAGTTGGACGCGGCGCGGGCGGAGAACCAGCGGCTGCGGGAGGCGCTGGAGCGTGTGGCTGAGAACGGCTGCGAGCGGTTCCACGGCGCCGACTGCTGGCAGATGGGCATGGACCCGCACGCCGAGGATTATGCGGACCGCGTATGCGATCCGTGTTTCGCTCGTCGTGCCCTCGCCAAGGACATGGAGGTGAGCAATGGCGCGTGAGAGCTACGAATACCGCACAACGATACGCGGCAGGGCGAGCCGCGGCCGGCTGCGGACGATGTATCGCAATGAGGCCGAATCGTATGCAGCGGAGACGGCGGGCGTCGCACACACGCCCTACGGCACGGTGGAGGTTAACGCCGTCGTCTGGCGGGACGGTCTGCAAACGATTTTGCTCTACACCGTGCGCAATGGCGTGCTGCATGGCCGCTGGGAGCGGCGGCGCCGCCCGTTGAGCGAGCGCGGGCTCGTGACGCTCGCGCGGCGCTGGGCCGAGAGGCTGGAGGCCGAGGACACGGAGGCGCGCGATGGAGAATGACAGGGCGTACTGCATGGAGTGCGTCGAGGGCCGTCCGGTCGCCCTGGGCCTCTGCGCCGACTGCTGGGCAGGAGAGCCGCTGCAGGAGGTGATCAGGCAGATTGCCCGCCTCTCCCGCGAGCTGGAGGAGGCGCGCGAGCTGCTGCGGGAACTGGCCGGCGACGACGAGGCAGGGCTCGCCTGGGATGGTGGCTGGCGCTGCGTCTACTGCGACAGTCGGGCGCGATACACGGTACTGCACGACGCTGAATGTCCGATCGTTCGAGCCCGCCGCGCCCTCGCCGAGGAGCAGGAGGTGAGCGATGGCGAGTCAGGTCATGCAGGATCGTGGCCGGATGATCACGGAAGCCGAGCTTCGGGCAATCGCCCGCCGGGCCGCCGACCCGCCTCCCGGCCGAACGCCCGAGGAGGTGATTGACGAGGCGCTCCGGCTCGCGGGTGTCGAGGGCGACTACCAGACAAGCCGCGAGTGGCGCGAACTCTGGCACCTCGCCGCCTCGCTGGTCGTGACCATCTGGCGCGCGCGGCGCGGTGCGGACCCGGACCGGACGCGGCCGGTGCTGCGGTACAGCCGGACGCTCGCGCACCAGCGGTTGGCCGCGCTCACGGCCGAGGACTTCTGGCGCTGGTACAGCGCCGGCGATTCCCAAGCGAAAATCGCGCGCCGGCTCGGGCTCTCCCCGCACGCCGTCGGTCAGCGCAGCCGGGAGCTGGGCTTCCGGCTGCAGCCGCGCCCGGGCCGCGGCGCGATCGTCGTCATTGCCGGCCCGTGCCTGGGCTGCGGCGCCGAATCGGACTCGCAGTATTGCCCGCAGTGCAGGCCAACGGTGAGCGTCGCATAGGCGCAAAAAAACGCCGTGCCTCAAGGCACGGCGTCCGTTGCACGTCAGCGGCCGGCCGGGCCGGGCGGCCGGCGGCGGCGCCGGTCGAGCCGCGCGCCATGCTCGCCCTCCAGGCCGATCCCGGCGATTACGTGCCGGGTCGCGGCCGGCGCGTCCAGCAAGACCAAATACCCCTCGCGGACCCACCGCTCCACCTCGCCAGGCTGCACGGCGCCGATTGCGACCTCCCCCGCCAGGCCGTGCCACCCGCACCGAACGAGCGCCTTGCGGGTCTGGTCCCGCTGCTCCGTCGTCGAGTCAGCCGACCAGCACCAGATCAGGCGCTGGCCGGCATCAAGCTCGGTGACGATCGGCGCCCCGTCGGGGTGGCACCAGACCTGGAGTCCGGGCCGGTGCCGCAGGATGATCCAATCGTCAAGCCGCTCAATACGATCGAGCGTCATCCCCGCCTCCGTTCTGTAGCTCCCGGTGGAGCAGCTCACGCTGGAGCAGCTCCCGGATCCACTGCTGCACCGTGAGCGGCCGGCCGCGCCGCGCCGCCTCCTCCGCCGCCGCCCGGTCCACGCGCTCACGTAGATCGGGCGGCAGCCGCAGGTAGATGCTCGACATCCTATCCTCCCTCGCTACGCCCGTGGGCGGCTACTCGCCGTCGATGACGGCGAGTCTTTCACGGCGCCAGGACCCCGGCCGGTAGCCGAGGACCGGCACCCCGACCGGAACGGCTGCCTCCCGGATCGCGGCACGGAACCGTCCGCACCGGCTCCGGCCCATCTGCTCGGGCGCCCGATCGAGCGCAGCAATGATCGCGGCCCGCTCCTCTCGCGTCAGTGCGCGCCACTCCTTTGACGCACATTGCAGGCTATCTGGCGTCGGCCAGGCGGCGCCGTCCCAAAGCTCGATCTCACGGCCATGGCCATCCAGGGCCGTGATCTCGACATACCATCCCGGCAGGCCCTTGCCGAAATCCACGTAATACTGCCTATAGATTGCCATAGTCGCCTCCTTGTGATGGGTTGGGACCTCGCCGGGGCACCGCCCCGGCCCCGCATTACACCGGCCGCTCATGCGGCCGGCCCCTCTGCACGCCGGCGCCGCGCCTCCTCGAACGTGGCCGCCGTGCGCAGCTTCGGTGCGCGGCCGTGGCTGCATTCCAGCCACACCGCGCCCCGGATCAACTGCGGCGCGTTGCGGAGCTGGCCCTGCCACGACGTGACCACTGTCGCGTCGTCCCACGCGACGACCGTTACGTCGTGGGCTGCGTCGATGCGCACCCACCCATGCGCATCGACGCGCGCGGCCTCAACGGCCTCCACCGTGACGTGGCCGCTCGCCACGATGTCCGCCCGGCCGCCAGCCAGCACGCGGACGTAACCGTCCGCGTGTACCCGCGCCTCGCCGCTCGCCTCGACAACGACGCGGTCGCGCGCGATCACGCGGCAGTGCTCGGTCGCCTGGACGTATGCAGCGTCCTGCGCGCGGATGCGCGCATGACCGCGCGCGTAGACGCGCGCCAGCCCGCGCGCGACGACACGCGCTTCGTCTGCCGCGTCGTGGACAGCGGCATGATCGCGCGCATCAACCCGCGACCACTCCAGCGCCTGGACCGTTGCATGGTCCAGGGCAATGACCACGGCCGTGCCCATGGCACGGACGTGGGCATTGCCGCGGGCGAGAACGATCCCGTCGCGGACCCAGTGAACACCGGAGTCCACGATGAGGTCCGGGACCGTCCCGCGCGGGACGAGCGGGGAGTCCACGGTGATCGTCATACTATCCTTCGTCATACTATCCTCCTGCCCCTCTGGGCGGCCCGTTCCGTTCCTTTTCTCGTGGTTGTGGGCCGGGGCGGCCGGCTCGCCGCCCCGTCCCTCTGCTACTTCCTCAGTGGTAGCGGGGTAGATCAGGGCCGGTGGTCCTTGCGTCGATGAACGTGATTTCTCCACGCTCGGCCTGCTCGCGGTACTCCCGGACCAGCCGGCTCTGGCAGCACTCGCCCACGTCCGTCTCGGTGGTGTAACCGGCCCTGCCGGTTACGCGCTTGCGGACCACGGCGAGCGGGCCGTCTGCCAGCTTGCCGCACCACTGGCACTCGCCGGAGTGGCCGGCGGTCATGATGCGGACCTCGATGTGTCCGTTGTCGTTGCGCACCGCAGCGGCAAACGCCGTCCAGCATTCCATGCAGCGGAATCGCTCCTCGACCACCTCGCCTGATCCCCAATCTACCTCCGGCTCTCCGTAATCAATCGGCGTACCGTTCTCGTCCCATGCCGTGACAGGGTAATAGACGAGGACCTCTTGGACCTCCGTGACCTGCTCGCTCCCGCAGCGCGGGCAACCAAAACGATGGGCGCTCATCTGCCTCCTCCTGTAGTAGCTAAAGGTCCTCTTCCTTGGCCTGGGCCTCGCATTACCGGGGCGGCGGATCAGCCGCCCCGGCCCTCTGCGTCCAGGCGACCGGTGGCGGCATCACACCTCCACCTATCGCCGCGCGGGTGGACGCGGTACAGCCGCGCGATGCGCGCGCGGAGTGGGGCGCCAGTCATATGACGTGGATGAAGTTGCCCTCGGCGTACCAGTCCAGGACCTCGCCGCCCTGGGCCTCGATCTCGCCGCGGACGATCTCGACGGCGGCCTCCGGGCTCTCGGCCTCGACGGTGCCCCACTCCTCGGCGGCGTAGCGGCTCGCCTCGCGGGCCGTCGTCCAGTGCAGGCCATGCTCGCCGCTGTGGCCCCAAAGAATCGTGTACGTTGCCATAATTGCCTCCGTGGTGTGTGTGGTGGATCAGTAGCCCATCGCGCAGTCGCGGCAGAGCCAGCCGCGCGGCGTCCGCATTGCCGGAACGTCGTCGCCGCACATGCTGCAACCGATCCGGGTGGGCGCGTCGGCCTTCTGCTTCTGGTCTCCCTCGGCCGCACGCTCGGCGTATTCCTGGATGTCCGCGATTGTGCGGGGCTGCTGGTAGCTCTTGACGATCCGAACCATCGAGCGGGGCGCCCAGAACTGGTTCGACCCATCGCGGAAGAAGAGGAGGACCTTGCGCCCGTCGGCGGTCGTGACGGGCTTGGCCTCGAACTCGCGGGACGCGACGTAGTACGTCTTGCCCTTGTACTCGGCGCGCCCGCAGATCGGCGCCTGACGGCCAGGAGCGACCTGCTTGCCCTGGTTGGCGCTCACGATCTTTTCCGCCTTCTCCCGGTCGCCGGTCCACCACGCCCGCTTTTCCCCGTCCCAATGGAAGCCGACCTCGCGGAGCTGGTCCCGGATCGGGTACGTGTCGCCCAACAGGTAATAACGCCGGCCATCCTGCCGAATCGTAAGTGCCATCGTCATTTCCGCCTCCGTGGTGTGTCGTCCGTGTTCCGGCGGCCTCGTGCCGCCGGATCAGGCGCGCATGCTCGGGCGCGGAGCGTCACTGTAGGGTGAGCCCGAGCGCCGCGAGCGCGGCGCCTGGCCGCCGATCCCTCGTTTCGGCTACGCCCTCCGGCAGCCGGAGCGCGCCGAGGACCGCGCTGCTATAGGAAATCAACAGGCAAACCTCCGTCGTGTCGGCGCCGTTGAACGCATGGCGCCCAAGATCGACCTGCAACTTCCTGCTCCGGCGGTAGAGACGCCGGAACCCCTCCCAGTCGCCCGCCTGGAGCATCCGCACGGCGCGCGCGGGAACACCGCTCAGCCGCTCCGTCGTCTCTGCCACGAGCACCGCCCCGTCCGCCGCAAGACGCCGCCCGTAGCCGGTCGGCTCAAAGTGGAAGAATCCCGCCATGATCGGCCTCCTTTTGGTGAGGGGTTGGGACCTCGCCGGGGCATCGAGCCCCGGCCCGCATTACACCGGCCGCTCATGCGGCCGGCCCCTCTGCACGACGGCGAAGGCTCAAAATGCGCCGCGCCTCCCGGCGCAGGAAACGGCGGTATTGCGCGGTTCCCGCGCGGTTCACATCAGCGCGGAAGGCCAGGTCGCGCTCGCACACGGCGACCACGGCCGGGTCACGACGCGCCCAAGCGGGGAGCGAACGCGAGTCAAATGTGACATGGATCGTCGTCATGGCATCCCCCGTTCCGTCACTCGGTCCAAGGCTCCACGGCGTGCGGGACCACGAAGGGGTATGCGCCGCCGACGCCATGGACGTATGCCGTTCCGTTGTCAAGGACCTCCGTGTAGTAAGGGAGGTCCGTATCGTCGATTTGCGCGCGCGGGAATAGCTCCCGCACACGCTCGAGCGCCCGCAGCTCCCATGCGTAGCGCTTGGCCCACCATGCTTCATCGCGCGGCATAATAGCGTCCTCCTCGTGAGGGGTTTGACCTCGCCGGCCCGCATGGGCCGGCCAGCACAACCGGGGCGGCAGATCCGCCGCCCCGGCCCTCCGCGTCTAAGGTCACAGCCAACGATGCTTGAGCACGTCGCCGGCGGCGAAGAGCGCATAAGCAAGGGAATGCACGAGGTGAAAACCCATATCCATGCCGCAGCCGGAGACACGCACGCCGCCGCGGCGGTAGTCGTAGGGCCAGGACAGGGCGAGCGCCGCATCGTAGCCGATGCGGACGATGTCGCCGTCCTGGATCGTAAGGAGGTCGATTACGCGCGTCATGCCCGAGCGCGATATGTGACGCATGACGCAGTAGATCGTAGCGCCAGGCTGGAGCCACCGCCGGAGGCGCTCAATCGCCTCCTGCCTGTTGTGCAGAGTCGTCTTGCTCATAGGTCACCTCCTTCGTCTTATCGCAGAATGACTCCGCCCTCGCCGGGTACGCCCGGCCGCGCCGCCGCCACCTGCTCGGCGCTGTAGATCGTGCCGCAGCCTTGACACTCGGCCAGCGTGCGGGCACTGATCGCCACCAGGGACGTGTTGCCGCCGTGGCCCTTGCCACAGCGGACCCGGGCAAGCTGCGCATCGGTGACTCGCGCGGTCGTGGTCGTCATAGCGTCCTCCTCGGTCAGGCCGCCTCTCGGCGGGTGGTGGTGACTCGCCGGCCCATGACGGCCGGTGCGAGCATTATAGCATGATATTCCACGGAGCGCAAGGGGGTAGCTGAGGGGCGCAAGGGTAGCATTGCCAGCGAAACGCACAGTACATATGAGGCGATGCTGCTACTGCTACGACTAGTTAGCGCGCGGGTCCGCGCGCGCGCGCGCGCGCTCGTGCTCGCGCTCCGCGCCGCGCTCGCCGCGCTCCGCGCCCGTGCCGGCGGGTGGGCGCGCGCGCTCGTGCTCGTGCTCGTGCTCGCCGCTGTCGGCGCGGCGGCGTTCGCGGCGGGACGGCGGACGGCTCGGCCGCGCGTAGAGTACCAGCGCGTAATCGTGCCAGCGGTCGCGCCGGCACCGGATACCGTCGTGAGATGGCGAGAGCGGATCGTGTACCGGACGGTTCATGCCGAGCAGCGGGCGGAAGCGCCCGGGACGGGCTCGGCGGCGGTGGCGGAGTTTTGCCGGGCGGCCGCAGCCGCAGCCGCCGCACCGGACACGGTGCGCCTCGTCGATACCGTGCGCGTCGCCGCAGCTCCGACGCCGGGGCAGCGGCTCGCGCTCGCCTATGCCGGCCGCTATGACGGCCGCACGCTGGAGCTTTGGTCGCTGCTCAGTGACGGCGGGCGCGCGCACGAGCGTTTCCGCGGCGTCCGCGTCCCGCACGAGTGGACGATCCGCGGCGATAGCGCGCTCGTGCGATCCAGCCGCTGGTGGTGGCTCCGCGAGGTCGCGAGGAGCGCCCCGGCGGCTGGCGCGGGCGCTCTGACCGGCGGCGCCGAGGGCGCCGCGCTCGCCGCCGGCGCGTGCATGATCGGGCGGCTCGTGTTCTGACCCCGTGCCCGGGCGCGCGCTGGCGCTCGGGCGTTCGGGCGCTCGGGCACTCGCGGGTGCTCGGCGATCCGCTCGCTGCTCGCGCGCTCGCCGACCAGCTCTCCGCGCGCGCGCTCGCCGCCGCCGGCGCTGCACGGCACCTGCACGGCACCGAGCACAGGCGGGAGGGGGCGCGATGCTGCGCTGCTCGCACGTTCGGCGGCGCTCTCGTCGTCGTCGGCGCCGCCGCCTCGATCGGAAGAAGCTGTGTCGCTGGTGCGGCGTGCGCGCGCCCGTCGCGCGCGTGCGCCCGGGCGTCTGGCGCCGCGTGCCACACCACGACCTCTGCACGCGCTGCTACCTCTCCGCAGAGGATCGGCTGAGGGCCTGGGCGCTCAGCCAGGAGCAGATCGAGCCATGACCGAGACCGAGACCGACCAGCACGACGAGCAGCCGACGCCGACGAATGGCAGCCAGCGGCTCACCTCGTTGCTCCGCTGGGAGCGGTTCGCGTGGGCCGTCGTCGCGGGGAAGACGCTCGCGGAGGCGTACCGGGAGGCGGGCTATACGCCCGCCTCTGACGAGGCGGCCAGGGCCGCCGCGTCCCGGCTGCTCACGCACCCCGTCGTGCGCGAGATGATCGACCGCGCGCGTCGGCAGGCGGTCGCCGGCATCGAGGAGGAGACGCGGGAGCGCATCCGGCGCACGCTCGCCGCGATCGGCTACCACGACCTCCGCCGCGTCGTGCAGTGGGACGCCGAGGGCAACCTGACGTTCACGCCGTCGTCGGAGCTGTCCGACGAGGACGCCCAGGCGATTGCGAGCGTCCGTTCGCGGCGGCGCGAGGTCCGGCACCCGGACGGGACCGTGGTCGTGAAGACTGACCTCGAGATCCGCCGGCATGACCCGCTGCGCGCGCTCGAGCTGCTCGCCCGGCTGGATCGGCTGCTCGAGGCCGACCAGGCCGCCGGCACCGAGGTCACCGTGAACGTGAACATCGTCCAGGAGTAGGCGATGCCGCTCACGAAAAAGGGCCGGAAAATCATGCGCGCGATGAAGGAGCGTTACGGCGACGAGCGCGGCGAGGCGATCTTCTACGCCGCGAAGAACGCCGGGAAGATCACCGGGGTGGAGCGACGGGGCCACGACGCCGGCCGCCGCTCGAAGCGCCGCCGCCGTCGGAGGTAGTGCGTGGGTCTCGCTGTGCGTGTCCCGCCGCTGCGGGCTCGGCGCCGCCAGCCGGTGCCGGAGCGCGTGGACGTGCAAATCTTCGCGCCGCTCCCGCACCAGGTCGAGCCGATCGAGCATCCCGCCCGGTTCAAGGTCTGGAACTGGGGTCGGCGCGCCGGGAAGACGCGCGCGGCGTTCTACTGCGCTCAGCTCGGCCACGGCCCGCGCGACGCCAACGGGCAGCCGATGTGGCCCGGGCTCGCGCAGGGCTGGGATGTGGTCTGGCTCGCGCCGGACTTTCCCCAGGCCGCGCTGATCTGGCATGAGGAACTCGCCCCGCGCTTCCAGAACCTGCCCGGCTTCCGGCTCAACGCCAACGAGCACACGCTCACGTGGCCGAACGGCGCGACGCTCTGGGTCCGCTCGATGCAAAACGTCCGCTCCATCCGTGGGATCGGGAAGCGGCTCAAGGGCGTCGTGATCGAGGAGGCCGCACACCTGGACCTCGAGTACGCCTGGAAGCACGTCATCCGGCCCACGCTCATGGACAACGTGGGCTGGGCCATCATCATGAGCACCCCGAACGCCGGCCTCGACGGCAACCAGGCGCAGCGCACGCCGAGCTACTTCAACCTGCTGTGTCTGCGGATTCAGGAGGGCGCGGCGCCGCCGGAATGGGCGTACTGGCACCGGACCGCGCGGGACAACCCGAAGATCTTGCCGTCGGAGTTTCAGGCGCTAATCAACGAGTATGCGGAGAAGGGCGAGGAAATCGCGCTCCAGGAGGAGGTCTACGCGCTGCTCCTCACCACGGGCGCGGGCCTCGCCTTCCCGGAGTGGAATCCAGCGGTCCACGTGGCGCGTTACGACCCGCCGCCGGGCGCCGGCTACTGGGTTGGCGGGCTGGACTGGGGATACGCGACGTGGGGCCATTTCGTGATGGTGTGGATCGGCGACGGCCGGCGGCTCGTGCGCCGCGAGTGGCGGTTCAGCGAGATGCCGCCGCGCAAGGTCGGCCGGCGCATCGCCCAGCTTATCCAGGAGTGGGGTCTGCCCTGGCCGGCGTACATTGCCGCAGGCGCGGACATTTTCGCGCGGCGCGGCCGCCGCACGATTGCCGAGCTGATCGAGCGCGGGCTTGCCAGCGTGGCGCGCGGCCAGCACGCGATCCCGCTGGTCGAGGTCCCGACCACGGAATCCGCGCGCGCCGCCCGCAAGGCTCTGCTTCACGAGCACCTCCGGTACGGGCCGCTCCGGCCCGACGGCACGTGCCCGGACTGGCTCATGCCGTTGCTCCAGATCCACCCTGACTGTACGGATTTGATCCGGACGATTCCGCGGCTGCCCCGAGACGAGAAGGACAGCGAGAAGGTCCGCAAGGCGAAGGCGCCGACGGACGTGCCGGATCACCCCTACGACGCGCTCACGCACGCGCTGTACGGCGAGGAGATCCCGGAGGAGCGGCCACGTCGCCGGCCCCTAAGCCCGGACATCCATCCGGGCTTCACGCGCACTGGCAAGGTGCGCCGCCTCGATGCGCCGTTGCGGGACGACGAACTCGTGGCCCAGCAGTACGGCCGTTACCCGCGTTTCAGGCCAGGTCCCGCGAGCGCGGAACTGGACTGGTGAGGCNCTCATGTTCTGGAGACGGAGACCGAGGGAGAGCAGAGAGGAGGCGCGGGCGCGCGCGGACGCGCTGGAGCGGATTTTGGATCGTCACCTCGAGCGGCTGCTCGAGGCGCTGCTCGAGGCCCGCTCACCGGCGCCGGCGGCGGCCGCCGGCACCGATGCAGCGGTCGCCGGGACCCAGCGCGAGGTACTGCCGCCCGAGGTCGAGGCCGCGATTGCGCAGCGCTACGACCCGAGCGACGTGTGGTATCGCGTGCTCGCTGGATGGGCGATCGAGCGGCTTGCGCGTGGTGAGCGCGAGGAGGACGTGATTCGCGCGATCCGCGATGGAGCTGATCCCGCAACCTTCGGCGTGTGAGAGCCATGGCCGTCGAGGTCTACGAGAGCGGAACGCCTGAAGAGAACGTGCCGGCGCCCCGTCGCGGCCGGCCGGGTCTGCCTGGCGAGGCCGACGAGGAAGTGATCGGCGACCCGGAGCCGGGTCGCGGGCCGCTGCTCGATCTGCCGCCGCGCAAGGCCGCAGAGCTTGCCGCGCGGCTCTACTTCGGGCAGGATGAGCACCTAAGCCGGAAAATCGCGCAATGGCAGGTGAACCGCCTGCGCCAACGCGGCGTCCCGGGCGTCGGCATCCGGCGCGACCCCGACACCGGCCGCTGGCGTGCCTACGTCCCGCCGGTTGTGACGCCCGACACGATCCCGAGCGTGCGGAAGGCGTGGGTACTCTGCCAGAAGCTCACGAACATCCTGCTCGCCGACCCGCCGGCGGCGGACCCGGTGCCGGCAACGGGCGACGACGACGCTGCCGAGGCTGCCGCGTTCAGCGCGCGCGTGCTCGCGGACCTGGACAGCGAGGCGGAGCTGAACGAGCCGATGAAGTGGCGGCGGGCGATCAACCGCAGCCACATCTACGACAGCGGCTTCATCCACTACTTCATCGATCCCCGGGCGGGGGGCTATCAGCCCATCGAGGTCATGGCCGGCCGCGACCCGGTGACCGGCGAGCTTGCCGAGCACATCAGGGACGCCGAGCTGCGGCCGGTGATGGAGCCCGTGGTCGATCCAGCGACCGGCCAGCCCGTGCTCGGGCCGGACGGCCAGCCCCTCATGCAGCCGGTCATCGGGCCGGACGGCGAGCCGGTCCGCCGCGAGTGGCCGGACTACGTGTTCCGCTACGTGCGGCCGGACGGCACGTTGACCGACGATCCGGCCGAGGCGGCTCGCCGCTGGATGCCCGGGCTTCGGTCGGAGGTGCTCACCGGCCGCAACGTCCGCTTCATCCCCCACAACTGCCAGGACATTTGGGAGGCTGACGGAATCCAGATCCACACCTGGATGACGTGGGGCGAGGTGAAGCGCCGGTGGCCGAAGTTCGCAGACCTCGAGCGGACGCCGCGCGGTCGCGAGCGCATCGCGGAGTTGCTCTCCTTCGAGCCGGACCACTACCAGGACCTCATGAGCCCGGAGGAGCGGCGTAGCTACGAGAGCTTCCGCGACCAGTCCACCGGCGACCGGCTCGCGGACGAGAAGCTGCGCGATGAGCAGCTCGTCTTCGTGCTGACGACCTATTACCGCGCGGGCGGCGAGTATCCGCGCGGCTGTCAGTGCATCACGCTCGGCGAAACCGAGGTGGCCGAGCGCGGCGAGTGGATAGGCCAGGGACCGGACGGCGCCGAGTTCGAGCTTGAGATCCCGGTCACACAGTTCCGAGGGCTCGACAACGGCGAGGACGACCCGTATGGCACGGGCCTCATGACGGAGCTTGGTCCGGGTGACGAGCTTCGGCTCGCGATATGGGGCTTCTGGCTCGACTACTTGGACGCGGTACGCCACCGCAAGGTCTTCCTGCCCTCGGGTTCCAACCTGACGGAGCAGGACCTTCTGTCGCCGCTCAAGCGCGTGCTGCGCACGCTGCCGAACCTGCACCCGACCTACGAGCAGATCCCGGAGCCGCCGGGGCTCGCGGCCGAGATGTATGCCCTGGTCGCCTCCGAGATGGAGAACGCCTCGCACCTCGAGCAGACCGCGCAGGGCACCGAGGCGCCGAGCGTGCAGTCCGGCCGTCACGCGCTCGCGATTTTGAACCAGGTTCACGCCCAGCTCTCCGAGTATCGGGAGAACGTGGAGCGCGCGATCACGCGCGGCTGGCGCATCAAGCTCCAGCTCGTGCGGGCCGCCTACTCGACGCCGCGGCAGGTCCGGTGGACGGGGCAGGACGGAGAGTTCCGGCAGAAGCGGTGGACCGCAGCCGACCTCGGCAACACGCAGGAGGTGCGCATCAAGGCCGGCACGCTCTCGATGATGGCGCCGGCGATGAAGGCGCAGCTTGCGGAGTACCTCTACCAGCTCCGCGCGATCGAGGAGGAGGACTTCCGCGACGCGATGCGGAGCAACCTGGGCGGCACGCTCGGCATCCAGGACTCGCCCTACCGGCTGCGTGTGCGCCGGCAGATCGAGAAGTGGCTCGAGGGGCCGCCGAAGGGCTGGAAGCCGCAGCCGCCACCGCCGCCACAGATCGACCCGAACACCGGGCAGCTCGTGCAGCCGCCGCCGCCGCCGGATCCGGTCGTTCTCGCCGTCTTCGACCGGGTGGCGTCGGACGACTACCCGCCCGCGCTCCAGATCCGCATCACCGAGCTTGGGCGGTTCATGCAGGAGAAGCGCTTCATGAACAAGCCGCCCGAGTGGAGGGCGGTGCTCGAGCAGGAGTATCTCCGGCTCCAGCAGATTGCCCAGCAGCAGGCCGCGGCGGCCGCCGCTGCGAGCGGCGCCGGCGCGCCCGCAGCCGCCGGCGCCGAGCCGCCGGAGCCGCCGCCCACGCCGGCCGGGACCGTCGCTGGTCAGCCGCCGGCACCGTGATCTATTGACCCTCAAGCAAAACGGAGTGTACGATGGCAATGCCCTACGACACGCCGGACGCCTTCGAGGCTGATCCCGACCTCGAGGAGAGCATCCCCGGCGAGGATCAAGAGGACTCCGACGCCCCGCCACCGGCGGACGAGGCCGGCCCAGCGGGCGACGAGGAGGACACCTCCCCAGCCGCGTCGGAGGGCACGGACGACGAGGAGGAAGGCCCACCGGACGACTACGCCGGCGCCGACGACTCCGAGTACACGTCCGAAGAATCCGGTACAGAGCAGGTCCGGCTCGCCCCGTTCAGCTTCCGGGTGGACCGCGTGGAGATTGCGGTTCCCGAGGGCATGGCGGGGGTGCAGGAGACGGAGCACGGTCGCGTCTTCCTGATCCACGAGGATGCCTGGCAGCAGTACATCCAGCCGCGCCTCGCGGACAGGACGCAGTGGATCCAGCGCGAGCGCGAGTACCGGCGTCGCATCGCCGAACTCGACCCGGAGCGCAACCCGGACGTGATCCGGGCGCGGGCGCTCGCGGCGGAGTTGGACGCGATCCTCAGCGACCGCGACCGCGCAGCGGAGTTCATCGACAACTTCGAGCGCGAAAAGGAGCTGCTCCGGCTGCGGGCCGAGAACCGGATCTATCGGGAACTCGAAGCCGCGAAGAACAAGAAGCCGGCGCCCGATCCCGAGTTCGAGGCGCGCGAGCAGGAGGAGCTGCGCCGGCAGTACGAGCCCGCCTTCAGGGCTGAACTCCAGGCGCAGACGGCGAAGCTGCTCGAGTCGGACGAGTTCCGCGGCATCCCTGTGCGGCCGCGCGACGTGGCCGACGCGCTGATGCCGATCGTGGACCGGATCATCACCAAGGACGACCGTGGGCAGTGGGTCGTCAACGTCGGGATCATCAAGAGCTACCTCGCGCCGTTCAAGGCGATGAGGCAGGCTTCGCAGAAGACGGTGGTGGCCGCGGGCCACAACGCGCGCGCTCTCGGCCGCGTCCGGGCGCCTACGGGCGTCAGCGCGAAGGCCGACCGCCCCGCGCGGAAGCGCCCGCGAAAGTTCAAGAGCCGGCAGGAGTTCGAGGAAGCGTTCCTTACCGGCGACATCTGAACGGATTGACGATGGACCGCATCCTTCGTTCGCACTGGCTGGGGCTCGGGCTGCTGCTGGTCGCGGTGGCGGCGGCATTGCTCGAGTCCCTGGGGACTGGGGCGGACGCGATTGGCGTCGGCGGGCTGCTGCTCGCCAACACGTACGCTCTGACCGTCCCCGATCACCTCATCAAGCTCTGGCGCAAGGTCCAGGGCCAGCTCCTCCAGGGGATCAATTTCATCGCGGAGGAGATGGACGAACTCAAGCGCGTCCCCAACCACCGGATCGACTGGTCGGCGCGCGAGATCACGCACCCGGTGGACTTGCACGCCGGTGCCGGTGTCGCCGCCATCGGCTGGTCCGGCTGGGAAGCCCGTCCGTCCAGCCCTCCGGTCGAGGAGATCACCCTCACGTTCAACCACTACCAGAAGCGGTTCGACGTGGGGATTCTCCAGCACTGGATCGAGCAGCGGACGCCGGGCGCGCAGGTCGAGTCGCAAATGCGCTACCAGGCGCTCGCGGCGTGGCGCACGCTCCGCATCGCGCTGGCGGAGATGTTCTACGGCTTCAGCACGGCCGTCCGCGCGGTGGTGCATGACCCGGGCGGGAGCCTCGGCGCGGCGCAGCAGCACACGCTGGCGCTGCGTAACGCTTACGGCACGTCCAGCGTGCCGGGCACGACGGCGGCGGAGCGGGCGCTGATCGCCAGCCTGTTCAAGGTGGACTCGGAGCACAGCGCCGATCGGATCGCACTGATCCGCGGCGGCATGCTCGTGGCGCCGGCCTACGGGCGGATCGTGGCGAAGAACCCCAGCACGCCCTCGATCACGGTGGACTGGGGCGGCGTGACCGTGCAGCCGCAGGACGGCGACGAAATCGTGCTCGCCAACGCGGTCGAGCCGACGCTCACGCTCGACAGCACGATGTACAACCGCGGTCTCGTCGGGCTGCTCGAGGCGATGACCGGGACCAGCGTGCATGGGCTGTCGAGGTCCGCGGTGCCGGCCTGGGCGCCGTCCTTCGCCGACACGTCCGGTGGCCGCTTCAGCGCCGTGCGCTTCTGGCGGATGCGCGACGCCGTGCAGAACAACGGGCCGGACGGCGCGGACATCAACGTCGTCTACATCTCGCAGGGCGTGTACCGCGACCTCATGGCCTCCGAGCGCGCCGCGCTCCGTCACCTGTCGGGCGAGGGGATGAGCATCGACGGCTCGATCAAGAGCCAGGGCGTGAAGTGGTACCGCAACAAGCGGATGCTGCCCGGCTGGGTGGTGGCCGGAGACATCCGGACGTTGCGCAAGATGCAGCTCTTGCCGGAGCCGGGGCGCTCGGTGCCGTGGGGCGCCGGCGAAAAGATCCCGGACCGGAGCGCCCGGGTGTTCTCGCTCGACTTCCCGTTCGCGCTCGTCTGGACGGCTCTGTCCGCCTGGGCGTACGCGAATGGCCTGGACGAGCAGTAACCCACTGGGGCCAGGGTACGGCCCCGTTCGCTTGGGCGTGCGGCCGGGGCAGCGGCGCTTGAGCGTCCGTCCGTCCCCGGCCGCCGCCCGGCTCTGCTAGCGATGGAGGAGAAGGAGAGCCTGTTCGGTCCGCGCCCGATCAAGTGGGGCGTGCAGTGGGATCCGCCGTCCGGCGTCTTCGAGCGCTGGCAGCCCGAACTCGATCGCCTGTTCCCGCCGAACCAGTCCGTTTCGCATCTGCGGCTGGTGTGGGAGCCGGGCGACCCGTGGGAGCACATCGGGCGGTGGATCATCTACGTGATGGTGCCATTCCACCGCGCCAACGAACTCGCGCGCATCTCGCTGCTCGGGCCGCATCCGCGCTCGCGCGGTCGCTACGACCACGTGAAGCGGCAGTTCTATCCGGACCCGGCTTGCTTCGTGACGCGGACCCAGTGGGAGCTGTTCCACGAGACCGGCTACTACGGGTACCCGTACTGGGTGTGCCAGGGCGACCGCGGTGGCCACCGCTACAACTTCACGCGCATCGAGCGGATCGTCAGCGTGATGCACGGCGGGCCAGAGCAGCCGCCGGCCCCGGGCGACCTGCCGTACGCCGAGCCGGACATGCGTACGATCTGGAAGCTCGCCGAGCTGGACCGCATGCGCGCGTACCGCCGCATGGTGGACTTCGCGCTCCGGCGCCCGGAGGACCTGGACGCCGAGGAGGAGGAAGCCGCCCGGCAGGTCCGCGAGGCAATCTGGCGGTGGCTCGACACCTCCATCACGAACGCATTTGAGGAGTTCCCGCACACGACGCGCCTCAAGGCTGCCGAGGAGGCGTTCGAGTTGTCGGCGAATGTGCCCTCGTTCAGAGATCCCGTCGATCCCGAGAAGGGGCTCGAGGAGCTGCACGAGGATCTGATCAACGACGGTTGGGGCTTCTGCTGACCCGGCAGCCACGGACCGAGGAGAGCGATGAACACGATCGGCATCAAGCGGCGCAAGGGGCCGCGCGACCAGCAAGACGAGCGTCAGGTCGTGGTCTTCACCGACCAGCACGGCCGCGAGTGGATCGCGACCGTCGAAATCTGGACGATGCACCCGGTCGATGAGCCGCGGCCGAACGGCTGGACGGCGCCGGTGCTGCCTCCGCCGCAATACTTCCGGTACTCGACCACGCGCCACGGCGTCTGCCGCATCGATTACGACGCCTGGCTGGAGGACCTGCGGCAGCTCCACGCGGCCTGGGAGTCGGACGTGCTCGAGCTGATGCGCCGGCTGAAGCTGCCGCGCGAGGAGGCGGAGGCCGAGGTCGGCAGGAAGCCGCTCGATCCCCGTCTCGTGATGGCGATGCAGGCGGGCAACAAGTGGATCCTCGGCATCCCGCGCGGCCGCGACGCCGCGGGCAGGCCGATCTACTACCCGCAGCCGCCGTGGGCCGAGGGGCTGCTGCCCGAGCCGCGCAAGGAGGTGGTCCTCGAGTTCCCGGACATCGAGGCCGAGGAGTTCGAGGACCTCGAGGACCTCGAGGACCCGGGCCTCGCGCCGCAGGGCAAGGCGCGCGGTGTCCGGCGCCAGCGCGGCGGGAAGAAGAGCCCCGCCGAGGACGAAGCGAACGAAGTCGCGCTCGCCGCAGCGGGCGCGGAGGTCTGACGCCGTGTACCGGCGGTTCACTGCGAACGGCACGCTCCACCTCGGCCAGGTCTCCGACGCCAAGGTGGGCGTGTGGGTGATCCAGGTCCGGGGCAATAGCTGGACGGGGAGCATCGCCGTGCGAGGCCGTGCGCGGCACATCCCCGACCAGCCAGACGCGCCCTTCGTGGCCGTGGCGTACCGCGACATGGCGACGGGCGACGTGGCTGCCGCGCCCATCAGCGCGGACGCGCTGATCGAGGTGCCGGCCGCGGGGCTGGACATCCAGCTCGCGGTCACCGTGACGGCCGGCGAGGTCGAAGTCTGGGCGCGGCCCGCGCTGGGGTGATCGGCTGATGCCGCTCTGGGACTCCGCTGATCTGCTGGCCCGGTGCAAGCGCTACGCGGCGCGGCCGCCGCTGGACGCGCAGATGACGGACGCGGACTGGTACGCGCTGCTGTCCGAGGCGCAGCACCACTGGTTCGGCGTCTTCGCGGCGCACGTGCCGCACGTGCTCTGGAGCGCGCCCGTGCGGATGACCACGCCGGACGGCGGGCAGACGTACGAGATTCCGGGCCTCACCGGCTACCCGCTCGCCATCGAGATCCGGGAGAGCAGGACCGGGCGGCTCCTGCTCCCGGGAGCGGAGTGGGACTGGTGCGCGGACTTCACGCCCGAGGGCGCGCGGATCCGCATCCCGAACGGCCAGAGCCGGACCTTCGGCGACGGGCCGTACGCCCGCTACATCGAGGTGCCGCCGGAGATCAGCGACACCGTGCAGCCGAAGCTCGAGCCGCCGTACGCGCGGATCCTGCTCGTCTACCACGCGCTCGCGAAGTGGGCCTCGATCGGCGGCTGGCAGAACCCGGCGTACTGGGAGCGCGAGGAGCAGAAGGCGGCCTGGGGCGACCCGGAGACCGGGCAGCTCGGTATCGTCCCGGTGCTCAAGGAGCAGTGGCAGCAGATGGGGACGGACACGATGCGGGCACGCGGTCAGGTACCGTGGTGGCGCGTGCCGGAGCTGGCGAGGTGAGGGCCTGATGCCTCGTCCGCCGGTTCCGCCGATCGTCCGCCGGCCGCTGGTCGGCCGGCAGGGGCCGTGGCGCGGGGTCCGCGACACGATGGATCCGCCGTCGCGCGACCCGACGCTCGCGTTCCGCATGCGGAACGTATTCCCGCTCACGCCCGAGATCGGCTCGGGCGTGGTCGGCCGGCCAGGTTTCCGCCTGGCAGGCGAAAGGACGGGGCCGACCGTGCAGTGGATCGGTCAGTTCGAGAGGAGCGACGGCACGGACAAGACGATCAAGATCGCGGGCGGCGAGATCTACGAGTACGACTGGCTGACCGATAGCTGGGTCCTGCAGGTCTCGCAAGCGGATATCGCGGCGGCGGGCGGCGCGCTCGAGACGGCCGGCCGGGTCTGGGCCGTGAGCTTCGCCGATGTGCTGGTCATCACGGACGGGGTGAACAAGCCGATCACATGGGACGGGACTTCCGGCGGCGGGGTCGCCGTGCTGACCAACGCGCCCGTCATGTTCGGCCCGCCGACCGTGTACTACGCGCGGCTTTTCGCCATCAAGGCGGACGAGCGCTCGACGATCGTGTGGTGCGAGCCTGGGCAGCCGAACGTGGGCTGGGAAGCGGAGGGCTACAACAACTCCTGGACCTTGCGCCAGACCGACCAGGCGCCGCTCTTCGCGCTGTGCGGCACGAACGCGGGTCTCTACTATTTCCGGGCGCGCTCGGTCGGCATGATCCTCGGCGCCGTGGACGAGGAGTTCCGGACCACGGGTACGCACGAGGCGGTGAGCGAGAGCGTCGGCTGTACGTCGCCGGACACGGTGGTCATCGCCGAGGACTCCATTTGGTTCCTGGACAGCGACGGCCGGCCGCAGCGCCTGCGCATCGGCGGCGAGCTTCAGGAACCTGCGCCGTGGCTCGATGCGCGGGAGCTGCTCCGCGACGAGAACCTCAACTTCCTGCCGCGGGCGGAGGCGCTCTACCGACCCGATCTGCGGCAGGTGCTCTTCCTGATTTCGACGGCCGGCTCGGCGGGCGCTTCTCACATCCTCACCTTCTCGGCCGTGACCGGGCAGTACCTCGGGTTCTGGGACTGGGAGGGCATGCCGAGCGTGATGGGCATGGTACGGGATCCGCACACGCCGGTCTGGCGGATGATGCACGCCACCCCGGACGGGACGGTCTATTGGCACGGCACGCCGAACGAGAGCGTGCTTGATGACGACGGCGCGCCCATCGAGCACGAGTTCGAGGGCTCTTCCGCCTGGAACGGCGAGCTTCCCGGCTCCTCCACCTCGCTCGAGTTCCGGTTCGTGCGGCTGGACTACTCGATCCGGCCGGAGACGGATGTGATCCGGCTGGCCTACCGCACGCCCTACGGCGAGAGCGCGGAGTTCGTCGCACACACGGGCATGGCGCGGTGGGACGTGAGCTTGTGGGATGACGAGAACGCGCGGTGGGGCGGCCCCGGCGCGCTCACGTGGCACGATACGCATCTGGCACTCGGTGCCTTCGGCCTGGGGCGCTGGCTGGTTCCGATCGTGCGCCACAACGTGCGCGCGGGCCGCTTCTTCCTCGGGCAGATCGAGGCCGTGGCCTACGCCGAGACTCCGGCTGTCATGGCAAGGTGATCGACGCCATTCAACGAGGTGAGGTATGCCATTCAATCAGGCAGTTCCCGGCACCGTGATCCGGGCAGACCACTACAACGAGAACCTCTCGCGTACGGTCGGGACGGATGAGGCCCGGACCATCGTCGTGCAGCACACATTCAACCCATCGTCCGCAGGCGCACCGTTCTTGCTGGGCACGAACGCGCAGGGCCAGCTCGTCACCGGAATGAATGCGGACCTGCTGGACGGCCAGCATGCCTCGGCGTTCGCGGCTGCGAACCACACGCACGACGCTGGCGCGATTGCGTCCGGCACGCTGGGTGTGGCGCGGGGTGGGACGGGGATCTCCAGCTACGCGGCGGGCGACCTGATCTACGCCTCGGGCTCCACGACACTGGCGCGGCGCGCGATCGGCAGCGCGAATCAGGTGCTCGCCGTGGTGAGCGGCGTACCGAACTGGCAGACGCCGAGCGGTGGCGGGCAGGTTGTGGGGACTGGGCGCAAGATCAACGTAGGCGTCGGGCTCCAGGGCGGCGGTGATCTGTCGGCCGACCGCACGCTCTCGGTCAAGCCGGCGGATTTCATCACGGTGAGCACGAATGCGCCGTCCGGCACGCCGGCCGCTGGTGTTGGCGCGCTCTGGGCGCAGGTGGCATGATCTATGGCGCGATGGGATATTAGCTTGTGGGACGACCCGAACTCCATCTGGGTTGGGCCTGGCACCCTGTCGGCCTGGGACGGCACGGCCTGGCGTCCGGTCTCGACGCTCTGGGCCTGGGACGGGACCGCGTGGAAAGAAGTGCATGAGTTGCACGTGTGGAACGGCAACGAATGGGTTCCGATCCTCTCGCAGGCGAACCCGCGGATCACCCGCATGCTTCTGCTCATCGACGAGACCGGCATTCGTGTGCAGTTCACGGTGAACAACGACACCCAGAGCGTCCTGGTCGAGTGCGAGTTCTTCGGGGTTGGTGGCATCTCGTATGGGCGCCAGGAGGTCGAGCTGGTCAATACGACTCCCGGCGGGAGCCGCACGAGCAAGAGTGTGACTCCGCAGGCAGGTGCTGAAAGCGTGACGTTCTACTGCACGCCGTTCTCCGGAAGTAACGGGACCGGCGTGCGGGGTCCCGAGGCCAGCACTAGCACGACGCTCAGTGCCGGCCCAGCGGGCGACGATGAGGTCATCTCCCTATCCGAGTCAGAGGGCACGGACGACGACTCCGGCGCCGAGGACTCCGAGGACACGGCCGACTCGTGAGCCAGGGGAGGAACGATGGTCTTCGACAGCGAAGAGCAAAAGCAGTTTTTCGTTCAGCTCCTTAGCTCGCCCGCGATCAGCATCCCGATCGGGGAGGCGGAGCGGGTCGCCGAGATCGTGCGGGCGGTGCGGGAAGGAGAGGTGCGGTCGGCGGACAGGCCCAAGCCGGCGCCTGTGTCCGCCGGGAAGCGGTAGGCGATGCGGTTCGACGTTCAGGTCGATCCGTCCTGGCCTCGGTCGCTCCGCACGGCGCTGCATCGGCTCGTGCAGGTGCTACGCGGCTACCACCGCGAGGGACGCACGGTGCGCTTCGCGGGCGTGGGGCTCGTGCTCGAAGCGCTGGACCCGGAGCCGGCGGCGCCGTCGGCCGGCCGCGTCGTGCTGTACGCGACTCTCGCCGAGGGCAAACTTGAGCTGCGCGCGCGGTTCCCGAGCGGCGAGCCGGTGACGCTGGCGAGGGAGCCGTAGGAGGCACCAATGGCGAAGTTGCCACCGATGACACCGGAGCAGCGGGCGCGGCGGGACATGGCGTGGGAGTACCGCCAGCAGCTCCGCAAGATGGGCTACAAGCCCGGCGAGGCGGACCGCATCGCGCTCGCCATGTTCCCGGACGTGACCTACGACCAGCTCAACCCGGGGCACGGCAAGAAGAGCGGGCTCAAGAAGATCGTCGGCGGGATCGGCGACGTGGTGAAGAAGGCCGCGCCGCTCGCGGCTCTCATTCCGGGCGTCGGCCCTGTCGCAGCGGCGGCGATCGGCGCTGCCGGCGGGCTCCTGGGCAACCTGAACGATGACGACGGGTTCCGGGGCGCGCTGGGCGACGTGCTGCTCGGTGGTCTCGCCGGCGGCGCGGGCGGCTTGGCGCTCGATAAGTTGCCTGGTGTGCTCCAGGCCGCGCGGTCGATCGTGCCCGGAGCCGCGGGTGCTGCTGCGGGCGGTGGGATCGGCGTTGGCGACGTACTCTCGCGCGCCGGACGGTTCCTGCTCGACAACCCGGAGCTGATCCTGGGCGGCGTGACCGCAATCGCGGGCGCGCGCCAGCACGGCAAGGCGACCGAGGCCATGCAGCGCGCGATCGACTTCGCGATGCGCGAGGCGGAGGAGCGGCGTGCGCTCCGCGGTGCCGTGCTCGAGCGCCTCGCAGGCCCGGGACCCGAGCGGCGCGACCTGTCGGAAGTCTTTGCCGGTCCGAACCCCTACGCGCGGCCGATCACGGCGGCGCTTCGGCGATGAGTCAGGCGGCCGGGTTGTCGTTTGCGGCCTGAGGAGAGGTCGATGGCGGCCACGATTGCAACGACGCAGACACTCCTGCGGAAGCGGCAGGACCTCGAGAAGCGGCTCTTGCCGCAGGTGCCAGGGCCGGAGTTCCCGTTCGCGCAGACGCCGACCGGCGGCCAGAACGCGCCGAGCGCGCAGCAGACGGCCACGGCGTCCTCGCCCGCGACCGCCCCGGCTCGCACGATGAACACGCTGGTCGCGCCGCAGCCGGCCCCGGCCCAGCAGCAGGCGCCGGCGCTCCAGCTCGCCTCGCTCACGCAGGGGCGGCCGGAGCGGCCGGATCAGCTTATGACGGACCAGACCGGCCAGTGGCAGACGGTGCCGGTGACGACGCCGCCGGCCACGACGCTGCCGGCCACGGTACCGGCGCAACCGCCGGCGGAGACGGTGCCCGCCATGACGCTGCCTGCGCAGCTCTCGCAGTTCGGGCCGGGCCAGGACCTCATCTCGACGCAGATTTCGCCGATCGGCTTCACGCCGTCGGAAGCTGCAGAGCGCGCCCGCGCGCTCACGCTCCAGGGCCTCGAATCGCTGTTCTCGACGCCGGACCGCGCGGCGCTGGCAAGCCAGCAGTTCCAGAACCTGCTCGAGCAGGCCGCCGAGGCGAGGCAGACCGGCGTGCGCGACATCGGCCGCGCGGCCGCCGCGCTCGGGCGGATCGGTGCCGGGATCACGACCTCGCAGCTCGGCGACCTCGAGGAACGCATCCAGACGCAGATTGCGCGCGAGGCGAGCCGGCTTGCCGCAGAGACCGCGGGCCAGGAACTCGCGGACCGGTTGGCGCGCTTCCAGGCGGCGCTGGGCGCTGGTGGGCAGCTCCGCGGCGAGGATCTCGCGGAGGCGCGCTTCGGCCAGTCGCTCCGCGACGAGCTGCGCGGCGAGCGCGCTTACCAGTACGGGCTCTCGCGCGACGAGATCGCCGACCGGATCCGGCAGATCCAGCTCGAGGAGCAGCTCCTCCAGGGCGAGCACAGCCGCGAGATGGACCGAATCAACGCGCTGCTCTCGATCGCGCTCGGCGGCCCCGATCCGTTGTATGCGCTCGAGCGCGCGGCTGCCGGCGCGCAGGGCCAGGCGGGTCAGTTCTGGGACCTGGTGGGCGAGATCCTGCGCCTCTACGGCCAGCGCCGCGAGCGCCAGGGGCAGAACTCTTCCACGATCCAGGTTTGACCTGACCGATGGCGAACGGGTTCCTCACCGGACTCTTGCTCGGCGCCGGGCGCGGCTACGTCGGCTACCGACAGGGGCGCGAGGAAGAGGTCGAGCGTCAGCGGCGAGAGGAGGAGCGCGAGCGGCGGATGCGACTCCTCATGATCGAGGAGGCGGTTGCCGCTCTACGCGCGCAGAACGAACTCGAGCGCCTGACAAAGGGCGAGCCGATCCGCGCGCGTGTGAGCCGCGGCGGTGTAACGGTCGAGAACGTGCCGATCGAGCGTGTGAGCGAGATTCTGGGCTCCCTGCCCGCGCCCGACCCGAACGAGGGGCTCACGGCCTGGCAGCGCCACCAGATCGAGCAGCAGCAGCGCGAGGCGCACCTCGCGAATGCGCGCGCGATGGCGCGCCACTGGGCCGAGGCCGGCATTTCGGTCGATATCATCGCGCGCTGGCTCCGGCTTCCGCCCGCGAACCTGGATCACGGCACCGCGCTCCGCGTCGCGCAGGAGGCGCGCGATGAAGCGATGGCGCGTCAGCTCTCCGAGGAGCGGAGCCGCCAGCTCATTTCTCGCGACGACACCACGGCCGGTATCCAGTCGCTCGTGGATCTCCTCGGCGTTGGTGGCCAGGAGCAGGGGACGACACCCCAGCCGTCCGGTAGCTTCGGCCTGCCGTTCCAGCGCCGCGACGCCGTGGCCGCGCCGGCAGTGACGACGCCGGGCGTGCTGTCGGAGCAGGAGGTCGAGATCGCGCGCGCTCTCGTGCGCTCGCTGCCAGAGGCGACGGCGCGGCAGGTGCTCGCGCAGGCCGGCTACACGACCGCACAGATCCAGCAGATCCTCCAGCGGTAGCAGCGACGTGGCGACCTCGATTGATCGGCTGGGACGGCTCCGTTCGATCCTCGCGGAGCAGGGCGCGCTCGGCGTGCAGGGCATCGAGGACCTTGACCCGGCGGCGGACGCGCGTCTTACGCGCCTGCGCGAGCTGGTGCGCGAGACGCATGCGCGCGAGTTTCCGTCGCGGATGGCGTCCTTGGAGGCCCAGCTCCTCGCGGCCGGGCTCTCCGAGCCGGCGCCGGCCGATGTGGCGCGCGTCGCTGTCGCCGAGCCGGAGACTGCGCCGCCGCTCGTGCTGCCGCGGGATCTACCGCCGCCGGAGTTCCCGCCGCCGGACGTGATCCAGCCGACGCGGCCTTCCGCGGAGCGGCTCTCCGAGGTCGGGCCGCTGGGCGAGGCAGTCGCGAGTCTGATCCGCGGCACGGGCCAGGCCCTCATGGGGCTCGGCGGAACCATCGAGATGGTGCGCCAACTCCCGCTCGGCCTCGTCGGCATGATGGACATGCCGCCGCCAGCGACGGAGGAGGCGCGGCAGGCGTTCCTCGAGGCGGCGACCAGGCGGCGGGAGCCCTCGCCCATCGCGGAAGCTCTCATCCGGACGGGGCAAAGGCTGGCCCAAGGCGAGGAGTTCCAGAAGTCGGCGGCCTCGGGCGACGTGTTCGACCCGACCAACCCGCGGTGGTGGCTCGCGCACGGCCCGGCGGTCGTCGCGCAGTTCGGCGCGCAGCTCGGGCTCTCCGCGCTCGCCGGACCGCTCGGCCCGGTCGCCCAGTTCGCCGCGTTCGCGGCTCCAACCGTCATTCTCGAGGGCGGGAACGCCTATATCGAGACGCGGGAGGCCCTCGCCCAGCAGGGTATGGAGCCGGAGGACGCGGAGCGCCTCGCCGCNGAGACCGCGGCGCTCACCTCCGCCGGTGCGCTGNTGCTCGAGCGGATCCCGGGCGCGCACTTCGTCCTGTCGCGCGTGCCCGGCGTCAGGACGGTGTTCCAAANCTCGTTCGTCCGGCGCATGCGCGAGCGCGCGGCCGGCCGGTTCATCTCCGGCGCGCTCGCCGAGGGCACGACGGAGGCGGCGCAGGAGGCGTGGGCGGACGCGATGCAGTACCTCGCCACGCGGGACCCGGCCACGTTCGAGCAGTTCCGCGAGCGCCTGCTCGCCGCAGGCACGCTCGGCGCCGCCGTCGGCGGTGTTGCCGATGTCGTGCTCGGCGCGCCGCCGGTGGAGCCCGCAGCGCCTCGCCAGCCGGCGGTCGAGGCGGCGCAGGCAGAGGCAGCGGCCCAGGCCGCGGCGCAGGCGCAGGCAGAGGCAGCGGCCCAGGCCGCGGCGCAGGCGCAGGCAGAGGCAGCGGCCCAGGCCGCCGCCGCGACGGCCGCGGCGGCCGAAGCCGCGCAGCAGGCCGCGGAGGCCGCGCAGCAGGCGGCGGAGCAGGCGAGCGCCGCGGCGCAGCAGGCCCCGCCGGCGCCACCGCCCGCTCCGGAGGCCCAGGCGAGCGCGGCGGAGCAAGGCCCACCCGCGCCCCCGGCCGAGCCACCGGCCGCACCCGCCCCGGAGGCGCCGGCGGCCGCCGTGGTCGAGCCCGAGGTCACCGACGCGCTGCGCGAGGCGGCGCGCGCGTGGATGGCCGGCGAGGCGTACGTAGACAGCCGAGGCGCACCTCGCGAATGCGCGCGCGATGGCGCGCCACTGGGCCGAGGCCGGCATTTCGGTCGATATCATCGCGCGCTGGCTCCGGCTTCCGCCAGCGAACCTGGATCACGGCACCGCGCTCCGCGTCGCGCAGGAGGCGCGCGATGAAGCGATGGCGCGTCAGCTCTCCGAGGAGCGGAGCCGCCAGCTCATTTCTCGCGACGACNCCACGGCCGGTATCCAGTCGCTCGTGGATCTCCTCGGCGTTGGTGGCCAGGAGCAGGGGACGACACCCC